TAGGTTGCAGTTGGGGCGCATTTCCCATTATTTTCCTTTCTTCTTTTCTTCCTTTTTTGTCAGCCAATCTGGCATGGGCTTTAGAGTTACCTTGTTGCTGCGATACCTCATCCACGAATTTTGGGAGTTTCGTAATTGGCTTCCTTGGACTGAGTTTGTGCTGTTTGCTTTAAGAACTTTAACCAACGTATCATCTCCTGATATTGAAGCGTTATTTTGTAAACTAAAATAGCCGCGCCAGACCTTTGGGGGAAGGTCTAGCGCGGCTTACAGGAAGTGCTTACCTAGTGATCGATACTAGCGTCTTCCATTCGGGTGTCTGTTTGAGCAGAACCAGCAACAGGTCTGACAATCTGACGATTAGCAATTTCATCTTCGGCTTCCTCAACATTCTCAACACCATCTGTATTGAGTGTTACCATTGGCTTGATTGGGTCAGTTTTAGATAGATATTCTGCAACAGCCTGAGCTTCAGTTAGTGGCCCAATATTATCATTTTTAGGTGATGAGGTCACTGAATGATCTTCAACTTTAAAGCCAGAAGAAGCTAATTGTGCATCAATAGCTGACAAATCTACTTCATGCTCAGAAGGTGCTGGAGCAGTTCTATCTATTACACGATCAATGAACTTATAATCTCTACCTAATGCCACGCTATGTACTGACGAAAAAGATTGGAACATCGATATTAAGTTTATAAGTTGGTACTCAGCACGACGAACAGCATCTACTTTGTTTTGATATTGCTGTGCGCCATTCTGGCTAGTCGCGCCACTTCTTGCTCTTACAGCAGCTGCGCCAGCTTCGTTAAATTTGCCTCTCTGGTCATTGATCTTCATGTTCAAAGTGTAGCAAATGCCATTGAGGGCGCTATTCTGAGCGTATTGCAACGTGTTGCCTTTTACCATTCTGCGCTCGTCCCAATCCCAAACTTCACCAGCTTCATAGAGATTATAAGCAAGTGATGCTGCAACATGGTTCATTGGTGCAAACTCGATGCTATCTGTAAGCATCTTATGATAAGTAAGTCCTGCGTCTGCTTGAACGTCTATATCTAGTTCTTCGAAAGATTTGACTTTTATATTGACTGACATTTTTGATTTACCTTTTGATTTGATTTATTAGAACAACCCAAAGCACGTTGGGCGGCAGGGCCTGTCATACCCCCCTTCCTTGTGGGGGTTGACAGGTTCTGACGAACTACGGCAGGGATTATTTTGTTAGTTTTTTAAGATGTAAATTATTAGAATTTCTATAATCTACTTCTTGTTCGTATCTTAATGGATTGCGCCAATTATCGGGTGCATCGGGATCGTCTACAATATTATCTGTAGCTAATGCTATGGCGATGATTTCTTGCCTAACTGGATCCCCGTAAGGTTTGTCAGCAAGTGACCTAAGAGTTAGATACGCCTGATCGTTAAGGCGTTTCATATGAGCTAATTGTTCAATATTCATTATTTCCACCCTCTGTATTCTTCTTCTGGGCCATTGCCCAATAAGCCAATCAAAAGTCCACAAAAGGTTCCTACGATTAGTGGAAGTCCTACGAAGAAAAATAGCTCAAGCATCTTCAGAAACTCCTGTCATATCGTCCCATTCTTGAGAGGTAATGCCTGACATGATGAACTCTCTGTCATCTGCGTTAAGGTTTGCAAAAGCGACTTGGGCAAAGTAGCCAGCTTCGTACTTGTCGATTTGTGATTGTGTTACGTCGAGTATTCTTGTGCGCTCAACGCCTGATAGAATAGATGTACGTGTTATAAGCATTTTGATCTCCATAGATTTTAAGGTGAGGGGGGGTGTGCAGCCCCATTGAATAACGAGGCTGCAAGATGGACTAGAAGGGTATGTCCATCGGTTGGTTTTTAGTAAGAACGTCTAGATCATTCTCTATCGAAATAGCTCTGATCTCTATATTTTTAAGCTGCTTGCGGATGTAATCTTGCCTGTCGAAGCTATCGGCATCATGTAACTGATAGCGCCAATCTGACGCCTCGTTCATTAGATGCCAATGCTTGTCTGACAGGCGAGTGTAATCACGTTGCCAATCGTCAAGCGCGTCTTGGGCAACAGCCTGTTCTTGAAATAACGTGGCAGTATAGTGTACGTTCTCGAAGTATTCGATTAACTCGATATCTTCATCACTAGTTACAGAAACGTCAGCGAACCAAGGATTGCTATGAGCGAGCTTCATGTGCGAACCTCCCTGTACTTAGTGACAACTGCCGCCCAGGTCTTTTTAGCAAGAGGCTTGATGGCAAAGCTGATAAGTGCGTCAAGGATGAAGATGGCGATCCGAACTGGAAGGCAAATTACTGCAATAGCGATTGTAGCTAAGATGCCAGTAGTGGCTGTAAGAACGATTTCAAATAATGCCCATTCCTTAGAGAGTTTAAAGTTTTCTCCGTAGAAAGGAGTGATGAGTGTATTGATCTTATTAAAGATGAGTGAATCGAACCTATTGAATATTTCGTACATTTTTAGACTACCTTATTTCCAAACTCCCACATGATTGTGAGGCTATGCGGGTTCCCCTTTCGTGCAGCTGGTAAAACGATGGCATTGCCCCTGATCGCCAATCAGGTTTTTGGACCTGTGCGGCATCTGGGAACAGCAATGCTAGATAGTGTAAGTCAAAGCCGCCCTGCGGCTCAGCAAGCTATTTTCATAGCCACAGCTTAAAAATGTTCTTTGAAAATCGCGGCACTTTGACTTTTAACATGGGTACGAAGCAGACACGGAGTGTAGCCTTCAAAGTCATGTGTGTGTGTATAACGGTAGTATGATGCTTTTGGACTTGAGACTTGTCGAAAGATCCCAAAAAGTCCACGTATGTGAATTGCCCAATCTTCCTATAAGATTGGTTAATAGCAATTCGGCTCCTGATAAGCATCTACGGGCGTCAATTGTGCAAATCGCATTTTGAGCGATTTACCTCAGTGAGACTTACTTGGCGGCTTGGCAATTACGAGGCTCATCTTTTCTTGTGTTGTCACTATGGCCCGATCTTTGATCGGAATAAGGCCATATAGGAGATAAGCAAGTGAGCCGTGCAGCTCAATTTTCTGTGCAAAATTGACCGCAGGATGGGGAAGGGCCCCCAAGCATACAGCCAGCCCGTAAGTGGCTGGCAAAGAAAAGCTCTTATTGCATTTGATGCGTTCCAAGGCTTTGGCTTCGACTTCGGGATGCTGGTGACAAGAGGAATTAGGATATTGTCATAAGGGCCAAAGCACGTTGAGAATATCCCTTCCGAGTGTCACCAACGCACAGAAGCGGTAGATACACTTCAACGCCGAGTTTCAGTCAATGAGGTAAGGGCTGGTGGCTGGGTAGTAAGCTAACAATGTAAGATGTGAGGCATCTATAAGAGTTTCAAGAAGAAGATATAGCTGCCAGCCCTCAAGGGAAAGACTCTGCTCTCCTGACTGTTGGGTCAATGATTAACGCAATTCTTCTCTTCTCTTTCCTTTTCTTATCTTCTCTAAGCACTTCATGACGAGTCATGTTCCCGCTGAAAAGCGTCTGCGAAGCTATATGGTCATGGTTCAATGGCCATTCATGCACCAGATGAATCAATCACCGTTCTACGCTATGATAGATAATCTTTTCTCTTGACCGAGTGTGTTTCGGAGCAGAACACTGTCTCTATCGGGGGTTTGGGGGCCGGAGGCCACACCATTGAAGTTCAAAGAAGAACAACGCGATTGATGACAATAATTCGCACCGACGTGGCATAAATACCTTTATTATTTGGATTAAAACACGCCGTGAATGAACTTCTTACTTTAGATGATGTTACTGAAATTACACTGCAAGATGGGACTGTCTTAGATACAAGACAAGCTCTCGCACTCCAACTCCGCGCAACAACTGGATTGCACATAGACGCAATAGCTGAACAAGCAGGTTATAGTTCAAGATCAACATGTTCTGCGTTCCTAAGATCAGATCGCGGTAAGATGGGGTTACAAGTAGCAATCAGGCAACACCTACTTGATGGGGCTAGAGTGGGTCTGCAAGCGATGGTTAAGCTGGCTACGTCTGCCAAGTCAGAGAACGTAAGGCAGTTAGCAGCAGCGGACCTACTGGATAGAGCAGGATACAAAGCAAGTGATGATGCAGCACCAGTGTCCACAGGTAATAGAGACGTGAACATATCGATTAACCTAGCAAGCTCGGATGATTTCCAGCAAACGATAGAAATAGAAGCGGGTGAGATAGGGGGGTCTGGGGAAAAAGCGCAAGCGCATTCCCTGTGACCCGACTAGCACGTATATAATGCAGCCGAAAAGTTATCTCTGTTACTTCTGCTCTAAGCCAGCCTGTTTTGGAATTGGTTACGGTGGGTTTTACGACCAGATACCTCATAACAGGCGAGGTTACTTGTGGGTTTGTCGGGATCATAAAGATCAGGCGATAGAACGCCGTGATTTAGCCAAGGAAAAGGATATCGGATTGAGGAAAAAAGCATGAGTTTCTTTTCTCAGCAAAAGCCTGCTGCAAGAAAGTCTTCGATTAGCGCAAACAGCATGTCTGTAAATATTTCTTCCATAAAAGGGGATAGAATAATTGTTGACCGAACCAAGCACGAAGCAAATACTGTCTCAAGTACAAATACTAGTTTACAAAAATATGTAGACAAAATACCAAACGGGTGCTTATTTAAAATTGGTGGCGGTTTTTTTGATAAAGATGGTTACTGGTGTCGGAGATTAACGGGCCACGAAGTAGAAGTTAGTCGCAATTCTCCTCGTAGGATAATGAAGTTGCTAACAGAAGAACAGAAAAACGAGTTATTGCGGGTTCGTAATAAGGCAAAGAGAAACGGAATAAGATGAGCAATGACCCTGCGTCGTCAGTTCGGCACACTAAGAGAATAAACATAATACTGATGCGCGGACAATGTTCTTGGCAAAGATTAAAATCTATGCGGTCTGTTGCTAGAGTTTTTTCTATTGATGGATGGGCAGATTATTGTCCAAATTGGCTATACCCTCCGACAGGCCCAACTCCTGTCTTGTAAAAATCACATTTATTTTACAATAGGAGGCACTGCCATGTCTGATAATACCAATACACTTACCCTTATTGAGCGGCTTAAAGTTGCTAAAACTGTTGGGGGAGGCTTTGATCTAAGCCCTGACAATGTAATTTGGGTTTCAGCTGCCCTAGATCAGCTTAGAGAAACTAGAATAAGGCGCGGTGATGCGGAGAATGTTCTTTTGATTAAAGAGCTAGACGCCAAGTATGAACTGCATGAAACAACGATGAAGAAGTATTCAGCAGCCATGCTTAAAACAACAGTGTTCGCTGTTTTCGCTGCGCTTATAACTGTCATGACTACGGCGGTAAATTTTGGTTAGCGTAAATTACACACCAGACGGGAAGACCATTGTAGACTTCATGCGTTCCCCAGCATTTGTTCGGGGCTTGCAGGGGCCAATCGGTTCTGGAAAATCCGTTGCGTGTGTAATGGAATGTCTCAGGCTAATGCTTGGACAAGAGCGATCTATTAACTTGCAAACTGGGGAGCGTACTGGGAAGCGCCGAGTTAGAGTAGGCGTTATTCGCAATACTACTCCCCAGCTTGAAACCACAACTATGAAAACGTGGTTGGAATGGTTGCCAGAAAAAGACTTTGGTCGTGTTAGGTGGAGAGCGCCTTTTCGTCAGGAAATAAATATACCTGAGATAGACCTCGAGGCCGAGATTTGGTTCTTGGCTCTTGATCGGGATGAAGACGTTCGTAAGCTTCTCAGCTTTGAGTTTACATTTATTTGGATTAATGAGGCTAGAGAACTAAGCCGTGAAATTGTGACCGCAGCCATTTCTAGGGTTAAGCGATTTCCGCGCATGATCGAAGGTGGCCCTACACGATCTTGCGTTATTATGGACACAAACGCGCCGCATGAAGAACACTGGTGGTCTATTATGTCTGGGCAGTCTGAGCCGCCAGATTGGATGACAGAAGAAGACAGGCTTACACTTATAAAGCCCGAAAACTGGGAATTTACAACACAGCCCCCCGCCCTGCTAGACCAGTTTGGTCCTAACGGAGAGCTAACTGGCTATGAGTTAAACCCAATGCGTGAGAACGCAAAGTTCACAGACAACACTTATTACACTGATCTTATTCATGGGCAGACCCGCGATTGGATTAGAAACATGCTGCAAAACCAGATTGGGCGCATTTTCGCTGGCAGACCAGTATATCGGGGCTTTTCAGAAAAAACTCATATTGCTGACGAAGCGTTTGGGCCAGATCCCCATGAGCCAATACATATTGGTGTGGATTTTGGCCTTACCCCTGCGGCGTCATTTGGTCAGGACATTCGTGGGCAAGTGAAGGTTTTTGATGAACTGGTTACTAGAGATACTAATGCAAAGCAGTTTGCCGATCTTCTTGGCAATCATATTAGGGAGCATTACCCCAATCATCGTGTGGTTATTACGGGTGATCCTAGAGGTGAGGACCGAGCAACGACTGATAGCACGACACCTTATCAAATATTTAAGGCGGCGGGGCTAGATGTTCTTCCCGCTTGGTCAAATGATCCCATAATTCGCGTAGGAGCTGTAGAAACGCAGCTTAATACAATGATAGAGGGTAGACCCGCTTATATTCTAAGCCCAAATTGCACATATACAGTAAATGCCAAAAAAGGCGGCTACTGTTACCTCAAAGACAGAGAAGAAATAGACAAGAAAAGCATATACAGCCACATTAGCGATGCAGAGCAGTATATGTTTCTACGAATGGGATACGGCAAAAAGCTTATTGGCCGAAACCCAAACGCAAGAGCCTCAACGCAAGCATATAAAAAGCAAAACCTGTTTAATCGGGGTGGTCAAAAAACCGCCAGACAAATGAACAGAGAAAGTTTGTGGTCAAAGGGACGAAGCTCTTGACCGAGGACTAAATAAAGCAGAAATTTTCAGCCAACATACAATATAAGGTGTTGGCAATGTGTACTCCTACAGCAATAGTTTTAGCAGTGGCCTCAACGGCTCAACTGTATCAAGGCAACAAAAACGCAAAAAAAGCGGAAGCTGGCATGGAAAAGCAAGCCGCCGTTATAAAGGACAATGCTGATACTTCGCGAAGCGATTCTGATAGTCAGCTTCTTAAAGATCGCAAGCTAGAATACAAACGCCGCAGACAAGGTGGCGGTGGCAATGCGTCAGGTAGTCAAGTGGCTGGACGAGGTGGAAGCGGCTTGTTTTCTTCTCGCTCTTTCTTCGCGTGATCTAATATGGATGTAAAAGCAGTTATCCAGCGGAAAGACGCCGCGAAATCTGAACGTCAAAGGCTTGAAGGCTTATATGACGATTGCTTGCGTTTAACGATGCCAGCAAGAAAACGCTTTTACAATCAAAGTACATATAATGCTGATGACATCTATGATGAAACAGGAGCTAACGCTGTTGCTGAATTTGTGTCTCGTATGCAAGCAGGGCTAATGCCTTCGTTTACTGAGTTCGTAAAACTAGACGCAAGTTCTTTGGTATCACCCAGAGACAGAGCAGCAGTAGATAAAGACCTTGATGACATTAACAAATACGTTTTTGAAGAAATCTGGAACAGCAATTTCGCTCAAGAAAGTGCTGAAAGCCTATACGATATGGCGATCTCCACAGGTGTTATGCTATTCGAAGAAGGAACAGGAGACAGCGCATTTCACCATCGCGCAATTCCTATTACTGACGTGTATCTTGAGCGCGGCGCTGATGATATGGTCGGCGGCGTTTATCGTTGCTGTAAAGTAAAGGCTAAACACCTCGGAATCCGCTATCCTAAAATGTCGAAGTCAGAAATGAGCAAGACATACTCAGATATGATGGACAGCGAAGATAAAGAACTAGATATTATTGAATACACGTATCGTGATTATTCAAAACCAGACGAGTGCTATTATCATTTAGTAGTTTGTGAAAATCACAAAGAAATGCTGCAATCCCAAAAGCTGGAAGGCGCAGGCTCAAACCCATTCATTGCATTTCGCTGGTCGACGGCTGCGGGTGAAACTTGGGGGCGTGGTCCGCTCCTAAACGCAATGGGCGCAATCAGAACTACAAACCTGATGGTTGAAATGATCCTAGAAAATGCAGCAATGTCTATTGTTGGCGTTTACCAGACAGATAACGAAGGCACGGTTAATTCTGACAATATTTCATTATTGCCTGGGACCATAATTACCAAAGAAATTGGTTCGCGTGGATTGGAGCCAGTAAACGGAGCAACAGGCAACTTTAACATGCAAGATGTTGTGCTGGGAGATCAGCGAAACAACATTAAAAAAGCATTGTTTAACGATATGCTTTCAGATCCGAATAAAACGCCAGCAACAGCATACGAAGTATCAGAGCGCATGGCTGACTTAGCTCATCGCACATCTTCTGGATTTGCGCGAGTATTCTATGAGTTTATTCAGCCATACATACGCAGAGCTTTGTATATCTTGGAAAAGCGCGGAGACATTCAGTTACCTGTTGTCAACGGCAGAGCTATCCAGATCAGAGCAGTTTCTCCTTTAGCTCAAGCCCAAAAGGGCCGTGATCTTCAAAAGCTTATGCAGGATTTCCAAATTAGAGCGCAAATGTACGGACCACAGACAGCAACGTCTATGTACGACATGAACGAATTGCATCCTTGGCTAATGGACAAAGTTGGCCTTGAAACCAAACTCTACAAAACCCCGCAAGAAATAATGAAAGCAATGCAAGAGCAAGCAGAGCAAATGCAGCAAATGCAGCAGCAGCAGCAACAAGGTCAAATGTAATGAAAAAGAAACCTAAACCAACTAAAAAAGGCGGCAAAGGTGGCGGTGGTTACTAATGCCCGATGATCTTCTTCATAAAAAGATACTTGAGTTTAAAACTGCATCTGGTGCTGGCGTAGACGGTTTCGTCAGGGACAGTGCAACCGAAACAAGAATAGACACAATCTGCCGTAATGTGTTGGGTTCTGAGCAAGGGCAAGAAATGATGGATTACCTAAAATCCATTACTACGAACGTAGTTCTGCACCCGACTTCATCAGACCAAGAATTAAGAATGCTAGAAGGCGCAAGGCGCATTGTTGGCATTCTCGACAGACGTTCAAAATCTATCACAAAGGGCAATTAAAATGGCAGGGTTTATTCCACCAGTAGTAGTAGGAATTGGCAGAGCAGTAATGGGAACTGTATCCAAAAATCCTGTT